GCATCACCACTTGCCGCAGGACAAGCTGGTGCTAATCGCCATAGATCCGTCATTGCATCACCACTTGCCGCAGGACAAGCTGGTGCTAATGATACAGATATAAAACTACGAGCAAATATGGATGTTAGAAATAATAAAGACGCAAGTTTTTATAAACCTAATATATTAAATGATTATGAAACTTATACGTATAATTGGGCATTACATATGATTAACCCAATGCGCTCTCAAGAGTTTGAAGAGAGCCTTAACGACGGTACATATATTACATTAGCTAAATCTGGTGTTGAAAATGAAATTAGTATTGAAACAGTAATACAACAAACAACACTGGGGTTTGTACGAGAGAACAGAAACGCAGTTTCTAATAGTTTTGATATTTCTTTTATTGAAGCAAACGGTATGACATTTCTTAATCGAATTATGATTGCCGCTAAAGAACTTGATACTAAAAATCATCTTGACGCAGTTTATTTACTTGAACTTCAATTTCGAGGATGGAATGAAAATGATACTCCAATGGGCGAAAAAGAAATTGGACCGTATTATTATGTAGTAAATATAACAGATTTTCAAATTAAACATAATGAAGGTGCAACTAACTACCAAGTTGAATTTAATGAAATTGAATACGCAGCATACCGTCGAGTGGACTTTCACTTAAATGCTGATATCACAGTTATCGCTAGTAACTTTGGAGATTTTTTAGATAAGTTTACTCTTGAAGTTAACAATGAATTAAATAGACAAGCTGCGGTAGATAGCACAAAGTTACAACCAAATGAGTACGTGTTTGGCACACATGGCGAAGCTAAAGATTGGCGTAAGTGGAATTTTGACGCAGTGACTGGAGATAATTTAGGAAAATCAAGTAATGTTAGTGTCTCTGGGTCAAATGGCCTGCTTTCATTTGTATTTCATAAAGGTACAAGTATGACAGCTGCAATTGCTGCTGCTGTATTACAAACTAAAGAATTTAAGAAGATACCACTCGTAGGAAAAAATCAATTTGCTAAAGAGCAAGTTGATGACACAACAATTAAAAATCATGCAAAATTATCAGAAATGATGAAGTGGTTTATGTTTAAAACAAATATAGAATATATTAATAAGTACGATATAGTTCAGAGACGATACCCAAGAAAAATTACATATAATATTTCTGAATACGTTATACCACATGGTATTCATGATCCTGACAGTTACGGCAGGTTATCAGAAGACCCAGACGCTCAAAAGCAACGATTAAATAATTATCTCACATATGGGTTACTGAGGAAACGATATGATTATACTTTTACTGGTCTTAACAGTGAAATAATTGATTTTGATCTATCTTTAAACAGTATGTATTTTGTAGCTCAACCACTAAACCACCATAGGGGGTCAAATAATCAATTAGCTAACCTGGCGTCAACTGAAAGTGCCAAAATAAACGCCACTGCGGAGTTTGTCAAAGCAGAAAGTGAACTTGATAAACAACAAAATGAATTATTAAAGTTCAAAAACAGTATACCTTGGTGGGCCCTTGGAGAAGAGAAAGTAGAAAGTGCTTTATCAGATATGAAGGTAAAAGAACAAAATGTAGAGGCCGCAAAGAAAAATTTAGCTATAAAACTAACAGCCGCTGAGCAAGCACAAAAAAACCATGTTGACAAAGAAGCGGAAGAACTTACATTTAAATCGATTCCTAAAGCAGAACGGTATATAACACAATCTGAACTTTATAAAGGTTCCCTTGCCAGTCGAGTAACACATGAAACACTTAATACATCAATGCAATTTGATTATAAAGATGTTAATGATAGTTTAGCAGCCAGTAGTGTTGATACACTAGATGACCCTGGTGCCGCATTCCTTGGCGCATTAGAAATTAATCTTAATTCTACAGGTGAATTAGTTGAACAGAGACTGACTATTAGAGGAGACCCATATTGGTTAGGTAAACCAAAAGGTGTCGCTGCAACTAATAGCAATAATGCTAATTATGAAATTGGTGGAGTTGGATACTTTTTTAATATGCGGTTGCCTACTTATGAGGACGAAGAAACTGGATTAATGACTGAACAAAATTTTGGAATAACAGCATTATATCGTGTTAGTACTGTAACGTCACAATACATGATGGGTGAATTTAAACAAACTCTTGACTCAATAAGAGACACAAATACAAACAATGAAATGTTAATTAAGCAATTAACAGACGGCAAAATTACTGGAACACGTAAAAATTTAAACTTAAAATCAAACTATAGTAGTCCAGTTGATGATGTACTGCCAAATGAACCTGGCGGTGGACTTAACGACAACAGTACTCGACTTGATCCAAATGTATCAGGAAGTGCAACAGGTAATATTAGTGGTGATATAACAGGTGTTGACAACAGACTACTAACAGCAATGCAAGCAGCCGGAGCAGAAACCGGATTAGATATGGTTGTAACAAGTGGCAATCGTGGCCCAGGAGGCAGTGGTAGACATGATGGATTTGCTGCTGACTCACAACTGCGAACTAGTGATGGTAGAGTATTGAGTGTTGAAAATCCAGCAGACTTAGCACTTATACAAAACTATACACAGGCCTTTTTAAATGAAACTCGTGCGCAAGGCTTAACACCAAGTGTTGGTATAGCTAACCCAGCTTACGGGTCTGGAAGCGAACTGTATATGGGTGGAACATCACATCACTTTGATATTGCTATGACGCCTGGTATTGGATCTAATCTAAGCAGTAACGCAGCACCATATTGGGGTGGATCTACACGTACAAAACATCACAAAGCACCAACCTGGCTTGTAAACATGCATAACGCAGCATATTAAGGAATAAAATGTCAAATAAAGAACAACACAAACACACAAACACTAACCGAGACTCAATAGGTATACCGTCAAGATTTACTAGTGGTAATCGTCAGGGTTTTGTAATGCCAAATGGTGTGTATGTAGGTAAAGTTGTTGATGAATCTGATGGTGACTACGGTGGTGCTATATATGTTAATTTAGTTAATAATCGAAATAATGGAGGAACCACCAATCGTGAAGATAGACATAAGTTCACTAAAGTTAGAACTGTGTCTCCATTTGGTGGTTCAATATTTAATACTGATAATACAATTTCATATGGAGCAAGTTTCCCACCGCCAGGTCGTGGATCTGAAGTTTTAGTTGCGTTCACTGGAGATGACCCAATTGGATTTTTACTTGGTGTATTACCAACAGTTGGACGTAATGGATCAGTACCAGGATTACCAGTGAGTCAAGTATCAGAACAAGATAACACTATTGGCCCTAGTATTGACCCAGGATCAAATCAAAAGAAAAATATCAGACCACGACATCCAGTCGCAAATGCTGTTGCTGAACAAGGCACAGGATTGGATCCAATACGTGGTATTGGTAGCAGTGGCAGTAGAAGAGAATCACCAAGTAATGTAGCAGGATTCTTAACACCCGCAGGACACAGTTTTGTAATGGACGATGGTACTGTTGCGCATAAAGAAGGTGAGAACTATGTTCCAGATCAAGCTCGTGAAGAAGGTGAAAATAACTTAGTAAGATTACGAAGTGCTGGTGGCGCACAAATGCTGTTCAATGACAGTGCTGGTATTGTTTATATAACAAACCAAAAAGGTACTAGTTGGATGCAAATGGACAGTGACGGCAATGTTGATGTATATGCGGCAGGCAGTATGAGTTATCATGCAGAAAAAGATTTTAACTTTTATGCCAAAGGTGATATTAATATGGATGCTGATTCAGTTAATATTAGAGCAACCGCCGCAGACGGATTAAAAGTAGAAACTACTACTGGACCAATTGAATTTAAATCAAATAAAGATATACGATTAACTACTGACCTAAACTTACAACTCAAAGCTGCTGGCTTTGGTAGAATTAGTACCGCAGGCATGTTAGACTTAAACGGCCCGCCAGCAACCGCAGCTGTTGGACCAACAAGTGGAAGTCTAAGTGTAAACCGTGATATAACAGAAAGCATCAATCCAAGAGTGCCAGAACATGAGCCTTGGGGTGGACACAGCGCACAAGGAACTAAAATAGCTGCGCAAGCACCAAGTAGTACACAAACAACCGCAAAAGATTATGATGTATCTAAATTAGAATATCCTAAAAGTCCAAAGGAAAGACGCACAAGTGATGATGTTAATACTGGAAGAAGGACAGGTCCACAATGATTTTACAAAAATACAATACTAATTGGACTGAGTTTACCCTTAAAGATGCTGACTGGGACACATCTATATTCATTGATGATATATATGCTAGTGATAAAATAATTCTAGTAACACTGAATATGGCACGTTATGTTGGTTATAATCAAACTGGATATAGTATTGCTGGTGCTAACCAAGGCATTACTGAACAACAAGCATATGATATTTGGATTAAAGATTTTCAAAATAATCAACGAGTGTTACTCCGTCAGTTAAAGTCATTTGGATTAACAAGTATACCACAGTGTGTATTTGATGGACTATTATTATACTATATTATTAATGGTGATGTATTAACTGTTACCGCAGATGAAGACATATATGAAATACGAGATTATATCGCTAACGGTGATTGGACAACAGTAGCTAGTATGATTAAGCGTAGCAATTTTAATAAACTGTTTTGTGTACAAGCCGCTAGTATAATACGACTAAGTGATTACGGTAAATCAAAATCACGTAGTTGGATGAGACAAACTGGTATATTTGAGATGCGTGACAAGAATGAAATTGGCGCACTAGACGAAAATGATTTAGAAAGAGCAAGATTTGCGTACTACGCAGAGACTTTAAAATTCCTTCCTAATACCCCAGAAGGTATTAAAAGGACTATTGCTAAATCATATACTAACACATTGGTTGTTGAAAACTTTACGTATAGTGACACCAATGTATTTACAATAACAGATAGTCCAAGTATGGAACCAATGGAAAAACTTAGAGTAGAAGTAAATGGTGAAGCAATCCAGCATTATTTTGACTTTACATTACTTAATAACGTTATTACTATAACTAAATCATTAAAAACTGGTGATATTGTTCGATTTACCACTAAAATTTAAAACATAGCAGTTAATTTTGCTATAAATATCAGTATGGTTACATACGTTGGATATAGCACAATTGATAGAACAGACATTAATACAGTCCTTGTAGACAAGGACTTAGCTGTTCGCGACTTAATGAATCACTTTTACACACGTAAAGGCGAAAGAGTTATGAACCCAAATTTTGGATCAATACTACCAGATTTAGTTTTTGAACCTTTGGACGATATTACAGAACAGGCCGCAAGAGATGATGTACAAAATATTATTGATAGCGACCCGAGATGGATTTTTAGTGAAGTAAATCTAAGTAAGCCAACAGATCATCAACTTGATATACGAGTACGTGTTGTTTACGATGATACTGGATTAGCTGAAGAACTATATTTAACATACACAAGTGAGATAACATAATGGCACAAGGCGCAAGACAGAGCAGTTTATTTGCTGCTGAAGATTTTAGTGTAGTATACGAAAGTTTTGCTCAAGCAAACTTCCAAGCATACGACTTTGACACTATCAAGAACGCAATGGTAGAGTATATAGATACCAACTACCCAGAAAATTTTAATGACTGGATTAGCTCAAGTGAGTTTACAAGTTTACTAGAATTAATGGCATTCTTAGGACACAACTTAGCATTTAGAAACGATCTTAACTCACGTGAAAATTATCTAAGTACAGCAGAACGCAGAGATAGCGCCCTCCGCATTGCTGAATTTTTAGGTTATAACCCAACACGTAATGTAGTAGCTAGTGGATATTTAAAAATTGACAGTATCAAAACAACTGAAACAGTATACGATGTAGACGGAAACAGTCTTGCGAATGTTGACTTACAGTTTGAAGATGTTACTGATCCAACAGCATACCAAAATTTTATTACTGTAATGAATAGTACGTTTAATAGTAGTAATCAATTTGGCACACCATTTAGTAGAGGTGTACGTGATGGTATTACAAATGAAATTTATAGAACATCTAGTATAGGAGCTGAACCATCATCTGAGTTTAACGCAAATGTTAGTGGAAGCCGAGCAGTATTTGGCGCACATAGTGTATATCTTAATAGTAGTTTAAACCGCATTCAAGAAAAAACTCCTGATCCATTCGGCGCACTTGACATAATATATAGAAATGACAATGGCGGATTTAGTAGTCCTGACACAGGATTCTTTTTTGGATTTAAACAAGGTACACTACAGTTTAAAGACTTTGGTATTGCTGATGGATTACCAAACCTTGTACTTGATATAGACGATATTAACGTAGCAAACGGAAACATTTGGGTACAAACTGTTGACGAAGTTGGACAAGTATTAACAGACTGGATGTCAGTAGATCGTATATTTGGTCTAAACGCAATATACAATAATCTTGACAACAACTTTAGAAACATTTATACTGTGTCAAGCAGAGAAGATGACAAAATTAGTATTGTGTTTGGTGATGGAGATTTTGGTAATATCCCACGTGGTATTATTCGTGTTTGGTATAGAACTGGATTGAACCTTAGTTATACACTAAACCCTGAAAGTTTTGGTACAACATCATATTCATTTAACTATCTAGGCAGTGATGGGAATACATATCGTGCTACATTTACAGCAAGTTTAAAATCTAGAGTAAGTAATGCTAGTCAACGTGAAAGTCTACAAAGTATTAAAGACAATGCTGGTAGATTCCATAGCACACAAGATAGACTTGTTACAGCAGAAGATTATAGTATTTTCCCATTAACAGTAAGCGAAAACATTCGCAAGATTAAAAGTGTCAACCGTGTACACAGTGGACACAGCCGCTTTAGAGATTTTAATGACCCAACTGGTAGTTACAGCGATGCTATACAATTTTTAGATGATGGTTATCTATATAGAGAAGACGTAGCAGCCCGCAGTGTAGTTAGTTTGCCAACAAATTTAAACAGTGAGCAAACATACAGTAGATTTATTAAGCCGCTGTTGGACAACCCAGAAGTTAAAAACTTCTTTTATGATAGACAGTATTATGGACCAGATGGTTCGTATACACCAGCTAGCCAATATACTGATACAACTGCTAACATTGTTTATCACAACGCAGATGGCACAGAAACAAATACATTCCGTTGGAACCAAGTTACCAAAGGCGGAAACACAAGTACAGGATACTTAACTAACGATGCTAGTATTATACAACGTGTTAAGGCTAATGGCATTGCTCCAATGAATAAAATTGATATAAACTCAATCATTGAGTTTGTAACTCCTCCTTATAAAATTGGATACATCAGCAGTATTAAGATAACTTCTGCTGGTAGTGGATATACATCAGATCCAACAGTATCAATTACTGGTGCTGGAACAGGAGCAACTGGTACAGCAAATATTGATGGTAGTGGTGCTTTAGTCAGTATTACTATTACAGACTCTGGACTAAGTTATGATAGTGCTACTAGTGTTACAATTACTGGCGGTGGCGGGTCAGGTGCTACAGCAACAGCCGTAGTATCAAGTGCTGACACAAAATGGGTAAGAGTAACAGGAATTTATAATGACGGACTAGGAATTGATAACAGTGCTGGAACACAAACTGGTATTGACCAAATTGGTCGAGGTAGTGTTACACTTAGTGAAGTTATTCCAAGTGGTGCACGTATTAAGCGTATTATACCAAGTTGGGCTAACGACTTAACTAGCACTGTCAAAACAGACGTACTTAATCTTATTACAAACAATAACAGTTTTGGCTTACGTTATGATGCCACAACACAGGCTTGGGTAGTAGTTACTGGTAGTAACTTAGTTACTAGTTCACTTACAAATAACAATCCAAGTAGTTGGAATAGAACGTATGAAGGCGACACAAACGGTACAGGTCTTGACAACAGTTGGATTATTAGACTAAACTATACGTCATCACAGTGGGAAATTGTAACACGTAAGACACGTTATATATTTGGTAGTGATGAACAAATTAAATTTGCTAACTTAAACTTTGCTGAAACATTTAGTAGTGAAACACTAAAGCCAAGTATGGATAATATTAAAGTACTAGGCATTAATAGTAAAAGTAAATCAAACAGTTTACCAATTGGATCAGATTACACCATGAACGCATCTGGATACTTTACATACCCAGATGGATATACTGATCCTAATAAGATTAGATTAACATTATCAAGTCCTACTAATGATGGATTTCCAGTAAATCCAAGTGCTTTCCATGACATTGTTGGAGATGAAACAATCACACTTAATACAAAAGTTATTGATGGATTTACTTACACAGTACATGATGCTAGTAGTGGAACATCTGTAACTGGACGTAGTGGCTTGGCAAGCAAGTATACAAGAATTGCTGACGTTAATCAAGTTATTGATCCAGCAACAACTAACATTATTGATACATATGTATTGTTGTCAACATACGAAAATAGTTTTAGAACATGGGCAAGATATGATGGCAGAGGATATACTAAACCAAACCCACCTACTATCTCATCACTAAACGACTTATTTAAAAGTTTAGACAATAAAAAATCAATCAGTGATCAAGTTATATATCGCCCAGTTAAGTACAAAATACTTTTTGGTGATTTGGCAAGTAGTGAATTACAAGCTAAATTTAACGTAACAAAAACTGCTAACTGTACACTAAGTGATACTGAAATTAAGCAAGAAGTAATACGCTTAGTTAACGCATACTTTGGTATTGATAATTGGGACTTTGGAGAAACATTTTATTTTACTGAACTAGCAGCGTTTATTCACAATAATACAGTTGGTCAAGTAGCGCAGATTAATATCGAATCAGTGGACAACCAAGCAAAACCAAACGCATTATTTGAAATAATTAGTGACAGTGACGAATTATTTTTACCAGTTATAACAACCAGTAACATTACTGTAAGTAAGAGTACAGTTTATAATCCTACATCAATAGCAGCAAACAGCGGAGTTAGCATTACATGAGCCAAAAGTATCACGCCAATCCAATTATAGCAGCACATGCTACTAGGCCTGGAGAAAGTTTAGAGTATGTGGGAACACGCAATACTGTAGATTTACTTCCAGCAATTTTTCAAACAACTGTTAACAAGAAGTTTTTAAATAGCACTCTTGAGCAGTTAATGTCAAGTGGTAGTATGGAAGCTGTTAACTACTATTTAGGTGACACACAAAATAAAAATGTAGCTGCTGACAGATTTATATCTGACAATAGAGCGGCAACTGACTATCAATTTGTTCCTGGCGGAGTAGTTCGTGATCAAGATCAAAATATTACTGAAGCAATGACATATGACGACTTGATTGATATATTAAAATACAATGAAGTAGATACTGCTAATACAAACCGTATTTTTAACGAGCCTGGTTATACATTAGATTTGCCAATTGACTATGATATGTTTATTAACTATCATCATTACTTTTGGTTAGTAGATTTCCTTCCAGTTTGTGTAGCTGAACCAACAGCTAGCGATCCAATTGATATTACTAGTATTGTTGGACAGCCATATTATAAGACACCAACATTAGCAAATAATGAACAACTACCTTTATTAAATGGTATGAGAGTTAAGTTTACTGGTGCTAATGCAACAGGAAATAGTGATTACACTGTTGATGATATCTACATTGTAGATGGTGTTGGTACTAGTATTCAACTTACTCGACAGTTTGAAAACACCGGCACTGGTTATGGAAAAAGAGTATGGTTTAACGATACTATATATGGTGTACAAGAACCAAGTCAATGGGATGGCAGTGAAACTAATTTTGTTTATCCAAATTATGACCTCACTGAATACGAAGTATTGAGTAGAGATTATGTAGTTGAAGAACGCCACTCTCCAGACCAAAGTGTTTGGAGTAGACGTAACTTATGGATACACGAAGAAACTGTAACTACTATTTGTACATTTAACGGTGTAACAGCAAGTGATTATACTTTAGATAAGTTTCGTGGTATTCGACCAATCATAGCATTTAGAGCTGGTATTGAGAAATACAACTTTGCTAAAAGTAGTTTAGGTAGTGTAACACAATTAATTGATACTGTTACTGATCCTTCTAGTGGGATAATTGGACAATCCAATGACTTTAACTTACAAGACAATGATACTGTTTTATTTTTAAATGCCACATCACCATATAACAATAATATCTATAGAGCATCTGTAAATGGAAGTAATGTAGTTACTGCTCTTACTCAAATTTATGGACCTAGCTCAACGCCAATAGTTGCTGACAATGGCGTAAACATTCGTATTAGTGTAACTGAAAATTATAGCGGTAGTGAATGGCATTGGAATGGGAGTGCTTGGATTTACTCACAACAAAAAACAGGTCGCAGTCAAGGTATTAAGTTTAACTTATATGACAGTAATAGTATTCCTTTAACTAATACTACAGTATATCCAAACAATGACTTTGCTGGTGATCATATTTTTAATTATGGTACTAGTACTACAACTATTGACACTGCTCTTGGATTTAGTCCAAGATATGTAGATTATGGTAATGAGCCAGGGCTAAGTTTTGATATTGAACTTGGAAGTAAACGCTATAATTATATTACTCTAAATTCAACAGACACAACAGCAAACAGTGATGCCGCTAATACTTCAGAAGTACTAGGCTATTACTACTATAAAAAACTTAGTGACAGTTCTTATCATAATGGTTGGGTAACAGTACGTGGACAACAGCCTGTTAAAAAACATATACAAAAAGTTGTAACAGATACGAACCCAATTGTAATTGATATTGGAACAACTGATATTGAAGCTCCAGATACATTTAAAATATCAAAGCGTAACGACAAGCTAGAAGTATTCCAGTGGAACAGTACACATACTACAGCAGAACCAAATCTTATAAATGGATTGAACCCAGCACTATTTGTTGATAGAACAAACACATATAATATATCAACAATCTTTGACATTAACGACTTGGAGTTTTTAAACATAAACGGCTCAGCGTTAACTAATGTAACCCTTGGCGCACCTGTTGGTAATACTCGTACATTAACTGTAACTAATGCCTTTTTTGACGCAGCAATCCTATATCGACTTATTAGTGATAATAGTGTAAGCGGATTAATATATGTAAACGAAGCATATTCAATACCAGACAACTTAGTAGTTACAAAAAATGGTGAACCGTATACTGTATATACATTAGCTGATAATAAGATAACTATTCCAGGTGGATTTCCTATTGATGATCTTTTTGATGTAGTTTGGCACACTAACGATAATATCACACAAGGTACTAACATGCCAGCTGATACGCATGTATTAAACCCACAGAATGAAGTGTTAACTGATGTTAGTTTTGGTGATATACTAACACACATGAAGCAACAAATACAAAGTATACCTGGATTTACTGGTAGTTTCTTTGGCGTTAACAACTATAGACATTTGCCACATGTACACGAATTTGGCGGTACTATTCGTCAGCAACCATACTCAACAGAACTTGTAAACCAAACATCAATGTTTACTGATACAAATATGTTTAGTAGTATTAAGTTTGCTATGAATAGTTACAGCAACTATAAACAACAATTCATACAAAAATGTGTTCAACTACACAAAACACTTGATATTACAGTCAGTGTTATAGAGTTAGTTGAGCAAGCATTAACTAGTATGAATATTGGTAAAACACGTAACGATTTATATGCTAATAGCGAAATGGTAAAATATAAAGAGTACGAAGAAATTAACAGTAGTTGGACAGCAAGTGATTCACCTGTATTTAATTTACCACAAACTATTAATACATATGATGACACTAGTAATCACATACAAGTAAGTATACGTGAAGGCGATGGATATACTGGGCTTGTTTGGCGTTCTCTTGTTAAAGATCAAGACTATACTATTACACAAAATAAACTAACTATTACTGCTAGTGTTATGTATGATAGTACTGGTAAAGCATTAGTTAATGCCAAATGGTATCCATTAACAAGTCCTAGTTTTGTGCCACCAAGCGCAGTTAAACTAGGATTATTAGACAAGTATAGTTTAGAAATAGACGCAAATAATATATACGGACACGACGGTAGTGTAACAGCCCGTAAAGGTAGCGATCTTTATACACGATCTGCCGCCGCATTTAATATTGAAGACGCTGTATTATTTGAACTAGAAACTCGTATATATAATAACCTAGATAATACAACAACTACTGATTATAAACATATTATGCCACTAGCAAGTCGTCCAAATTTATACAATTGGAATGACTTAACAACCGCATTACGTAGTAGCTTTACTAAGTGGAAAACTAGAAACAAAATTACTAGCACACACGATTCAACAGAATACAGTGTTGGTGACAAGTTTACTTGGAATTACAGTAGTGTTGGTCCTAAAATTGGTGGATGGAGAGGTATCTATACTTACTACTTTAATACAGATAGACCACATACACATCCTTGGGAAATGTTTGGTTACAATACAAAACCAAGTTGGTGGGATACAAATTATAGTTGGATAGATGTTAGTAAACGCACAGCATTAATTACTGCGTTAGAAACTGGACATTATAACGATCCAGCATTGAGTCCAAAAAAATATAATCTAACATATTCTTATAGTGCTTATGACTGGCAAACAGACACACTTGTAACTAACGCTATGGTATTAAATGATCCAGTAACAGCAAATGTTGTTACATCGCCAACATCAGCACAAGCAATGGCTGAAATAGTATTTGGTGATTGGGGTAGTATTGAGAACAACTGGCGTCAGTCAAGTGAATATAAAGTTGCGTTATTTTATGCGCTACTAAAATTACGTCCACTAAAAGTAACAAATGATTATTTCCGTAGTAATACAAGATCTCAAGCAAACTTTAATACAGTACAAACATTGTTTACTGATACTCAAATGTTAGGTAACAATAAGTTAGTACAACTGTCAAATAAAGATTATGAAGATAACATTGTAGAATTAGTTAATATTAAAAATGGTGGCAGTGGATACACAAGTGCGCCGCCGCTTAGTGTGTTTAGTAACTTTGGCAGTGGCGCATCACTACAAGCAATAGTAGATGGTGGAGTGATTACAGCAGTTGCGGTTACTAATCCAGGTGGAAATTACCAAACAGTACCTTCAGTAGTGCCAGTTACTGGATCAGCAACGTTTAGTGTATTATTATCTTCTGGTGCTAGGCGTTATACTGCTGGATTAAACAACGCACTAGTTAACTTCGCACAATATAATAACACTACAGTTTCAACAGTTGAAGATCGCTTTAAAAATTATATGACTAATCCAATTATTAAAGCTGGTGGGTTCATTAGTAGTAATCAAGAAGTCATTCTTGAGAGTAGCCAAGACAAAGGCCGTGTTAATATCCCAGAAGAAAATATTAACACATTACTATACACTAGTCAACCAAAAGAAGAATTGTTTTTCAGTGCTATTAAGATAACAAAAGTAGCTGATGGATATCAGGTAGCGGGTTATGATACTACCAATCAAAACTTTACATACTTTAAACCAAATAAAGATGCTGGAAGAGTAATGGTTAACGCTGGTAATACAACAGTTGACAAATACAAATATTATGAAAGTGCTAGTAGTTCATTAGATTACAATACAGTATTAAGTAGTTTACAAGACTTATATGAATTTATACTTGGGTATGGTGAATACTTAGAGAGCCAAGGCTGGACTGCAACTTGGGCAAGTACTGGCAGTAACACTGTAATTTGGTCTGAAACAGCAGAATTAGCTGATATACATTATGCTACACCAAGCACTACAAAGATAGAAGTTAAAGAAAGCTCAAATGGATACTTTAGCAATATTAATAACAAATTTGATGGACAACACAATGTAGTAAGCAAAGCTGGACTTCAAATACTAAACAACAAACTTATCATTACTCGTGATGTAATTGGTGAAGACGATGCTGTTACTATAATTGAAGCCAACGCTGGTACAGAAATATATGGTATTCGTTTGTATCGTGTTGAAATAGAACATATAATGGTTATTGATAATGAATCAAACTTTGATGATTTGATTTACAACCCAGCACTTGGTGTACGTCATAAAAGAGTTATCTGGAGAGGTAGCCGCAGTAAAAACTGGAATGGTAAATTATTTGCTCCAGGCTATATTGTAAATAGAGATGGTGTTACACCTAACTTTGACACAGTAGCTAATGAAATTGATCAGTACTATGGTCCTGGTAATACATTAAGTAACCAACAGCAAGTAGATGCCGCAAGATTTAATACTGGATACAACAAGCCAGCATGGAATGATATTGTTGGACTAGATGATGATACCCTGTTTAACTTTGTTAAGGGTACTCGTAAGTATAGAGGTACACGTCACGCATTAAACGCATTTATGCGTAACACAGCATTATTTGGTACACTATCAACAGCAAAAGTACATGAAGAATGGGCAATACGTACAGCAGATTATGGTGACACACGTAGTAGAAATACACTAGAATTTGAACTAACAACAGATTTAATAAAAACAAATCCACAGCCAGTTCGCTTTAGCTCCACGGAGCTAAACGATGTCTTGAGTGATATTGTTATTGATGTAGACTTCAATAGTCCACTGCTAGTTAATGGAACACCAGGAAATAACTTTACAACTAGACTAGCAAAAACATTTAACTACACAACTATAGAACAAGAAAATACTTACGCAAATGATTTTGTTACAGCAGGACTTCCTTTGTTAACGGAAACAGATTATCGTGTGTTAAACAAAAATGATTTTGTACAATTTCCAACAGAAGTAAAAGAAGCATACAACTTTGATGGTAATTGGAAAGATATTGAACAATGGGATAACAAGACAGCATACAAATATAAAGATCGTGTAATATATGCTGGTAGAGTATGGGAAGTGTTAGACCCTGACGGAACAAGTGGTCTTACAAAACCAAATGATCCTATTGAAACAACTGCTTCAGTTACACTTCCAGTTATTCCTAATTCAGGACAAACTCTTATTATTGATGGAACAACTATTAATTTAGTACAATCAACTAACACAACTACTTTTAGTATTATTAATTTAACAGGTACGCAAGACATTGGTACTACTGATGTTGTTGTTGATAATTCAACGCTTGTGATAGGCTCAACTAGCGCAAATGCTAGAACAATTACATTTGACAGTACATCCACAAGTACAGTATTTAATGATGTTAGTATTGTTGGTAATACTATAAGTCCACAAATTGAAGGCAG